GGATAGAGAAAAATTATTTAAACAAGCTTTTGGATATTTTGACAAGGGTATCTATAATATGATGACAAATAAGTTTAAAAAACTATTTGAATCAATAGATGAGTTTTTATCAAAAAATGATGTCAAACAAATTATAAAAGAGGCAAGTACAACAACTTTATCACCAACGGATGACGGCCCACCAACGTTCTATCGTGGATTTGATGATTATAAAAAATTCTCTAAAGATTGGATAGATGGTATGTATTATGAGATGGGTTGGGAATTAATTAATTACATCTTAGGTAAACACGCTGTAAATCCAGATTACGACTATACTTTGAGTTATAATACAGTTCCAGCTGTAGCGTATGGTAGAAAACAATCTGGTAGTTATGGTTCTCGGTTTGGTACTAGAAATCCAATCAAGTCTTATAAAGATTACATAGAGAGTACAGTTCTTAAAAATTTAGGTTATGAAGTAATTAAGTGGATGGGTATAACACCCGACGGTAACAAGTATACAGGTGTAGAGGTTGAAACCCCAGTTTTACCTGGTATTGGTAAAGATAATACAGCAAATACTGAATTAGATAAAAAAGAAGACTTAGAAGAAAGATTACGTTTAGATGATTATGTGAAATTACTAATTGAACAAGATGATGTAATGGATAAAAAGATTAAATACAAAACTAAAGATGGAAATGAAAAAGAAGTCACAGTAGGTGGTGCATTAAAACAAGGTGAAGAACATCCTGCTTATAAACAAGCAAAAAGTATGACTGATAAAGATGAAAAACCAGATACATCTAAAAAAATACAACCTACAGAGTTTGACAGAGATTATGATGAAAAAGATAGTGTCTCAACTAAAAAAAGAATGGATAAAATTAAAAGTTTTGGTAAAGACCCACACGGTAATTTATACTTAGGTGATGAGGAAGTTGGTTACGAACCAGAAGTTCACAAAGCTCAATACGTAACCGAAACCGATGATAGTATGGTTATTGGAACACCTCATATGAGTGATAAAGACCCAAAAGCTGGTGAGTTTGTAAAGAAACAAGTAGTTCCAATGGTTCAAGATTTTATAAAAAAGCACGGAGCAGAAAACGTAGTGTTTTTAGGAGAGGGTGGACAAGGTGATGGACACAATTACCACGAGGGTACAGAACAAGAACTTGTTGGTAAGATGGTTGAAAAAGCAGGTGGTGATGTAGATACTTGGGATGGTAAATATAACGAACACACTAATCAAGACGCTCCAATCTATAAGGACTTAGCCAAAAAGATGAATGCTACACCATCTCAAATGACAGGTGCTATGTATGCATTTTTAGTAGGACAAGGTGATAACCCTAAAGAAGCTAAGTATCTAACAGATGAAGGTAAGCAATATCTAAAAGATAATGGGTATAACGGTAAGTTTCCACCAAGTAAGGAAGATGTAGAACAACTATTCAATCAAAGTTTTCCTGAAGATACAGGTAAAGCTGGTTCAACTACATTAGGTGAAGCTCAGTTAGCTTGGAATCAGTTGAGACGAGATAATATGGCTCGTAAAATGGAAGAGTTGAAAAAACAAGGTAAGAAAGTTTTAGTAGTTCCAGGTGCTACTCACGGAAGTGCAATAAACTCACAATCAAAAAAACAAAAAAAAGAGATTAAAGAACACTTATTATTAGAAGGTGGAGCATACGGACACATGAATCACCCATTTGACGACAAAAATCTTACATTTTCGGATTTAAAGCAGATAATTATTAATGGACTCGGTGGTAACTTAAACCGAGAAGATAATGTTACAGAGAAACTTGATGGTCAAAACTTAATGGTTTCTTGGGTAAATGGAAAATTGGTTACGGCTAGAAACAAAGGACAACTTAAAAACTTCGGAGCAACCGCTATGGACACCGCTGGTGTAGCATCTAAATTCGCTGGTAGAGGTGATATAAGAAACGCTTTTGTTTTCGCTATGAAAGATTTATCTAAATCTGTCGGTTCATTGTCAGATAAACAAAAAGAAAAAGTATTTGGTAATGGAAAACGGTGGATGAACCTAGAGGTTATATATCCAAAGTCAGTTAATGTAATTGATTACGATAAAACAGAGATTGTATTTCACGGAACATTAGAATATGATGATAGTGGTAAAGCCGTAGGACAACCTAAAGATAGTGCTCGTATGTTAGCTGGTATGATTAAACAAGTAAATCAGAACGTACAAAAAACTTACAATATAGGTAAACCTCAGTTTTTACAAGTACCAAAAGTACAAGATTTTGGAAAAAAGAAAAATACTTATTTAAATAGATTAAAAAAATTACAAAACCAATATAAACTAAAAGACAATGATACATTAGCACTTTATCATCAAAGGTTTTGGGAAGAATATATTTATAATGCTGCTAAACAATATAAATATAAAATACCAACTAAAGTTTTAGTTAACTTAACTAAAAGATGGGCATTCTTTGACAAATCATATAAGATACCTATGATGAAAAAAGATATTAAGAATAAAAAGTTTTTAGATTGGGCTCTATCATTCGATAAAAATGACCATCAAAAATGGGTTAAACAAAATATGAAACCATTTGAAGTTTTGTTCTTTGATGTTGGAGCTGAAATATTAAAAAATATAGGTGGTTATTTATCTGCATCACCAGATAAAGCTGTACAAAAAATCAGAAAAGATGTAATTAATGCAATTAAAACTGTTAAGAGTGGTGGTGACGTGAAAAAGATAGAAACATTAAAACATCAATTAAGTAAATTAGAAAAGATTGGTGGTCTTTCATCAATCGTACCATCAGAGGGAATAGTTTTTAAATATAAAGGAAAAACTTATAAATTTACTGGTGCTTTCGCCCCAGTAAATCAAATAGTCGGTTTATTAAACTTTTAAAGGAAATAGGTTATGGCAGGATATAGTCGTGAATCTGAGAGACAGAATAAAGCTCTCAAAGCAATATTAAGGGGTGATTCACCCGATAAAAGAATAATGGTTGCTAGTGTTGATAGAGAATTTAAGGATTTCGTTAAGAAAGAACGAGAAGACGAACAAAAACGAGTTGATGAAAAGTTAGAAGCTACAAAAGAAGCTAGATTACCTTGGTTTTGTCCAGATTGTAAAAGAATTATGAAAAGACGACTTGATGAAAGAATGTGGTACTTACACGGTCATTGTTTTGAGTGTCAAGTTGAAGTAGAAAATAAAATGATGATTGATGGTACATTTGATGAGTGGGAAGATAAAAAAGTAAATGCAAATAAATTAGCTTGGATACGAGATAAAAAACAAGAATTAGTTGAGTTTAAAAATCAAAAAGATATGGAAGCTTATAATCAAGTCAATCCAGATGGTCACTCTTTAGAAAAAGAAAAATGGACTCAAAATTTTGATGAACTAAAAAAACAAGCTGGTGAAGCTATAGAACACTTAGAAAAAATAGAGGAATCTTTAAAGTAAATATTTATATATATGGAACGAAATTCAAAAGGACAATTAAAAGAAGTAATTAAACAAGAATATGTTAAATGTGCTAATGACCCAGTTTATTTTTTAAAGAAATATTGTGTTGTTCAACATCCAATTAAAGGTAAGATACCATTTAATTTGTACCCTTTTCAAGAGGATACAATTTCAGATTTTGTAACTAGTAGGTTTAATATTATACTAAAAGCACGTCAGTTGGGTATATCTACACTAACTGCTGGATATTCTTTATGGTTAATGACTTTTCACCAAGATAAAAATATCTTGGTTATCGCTACAAAACAAGAGGTAGCTAAAAACTTGGTAACAAAGGTTCGTGTGATGCATGCTAATCTACCAAGTTGGTTGAAACAAAGATGTGTTGAGGATAATAAGTTAAGTTTAAGATACAAGAATGGTTCTCAAGTAAAAGCCGTATCGAGTGGAGAAGATAGTGGTCGTTCTGAAGCTCTGTCTTTATTAATACTTGATGAGGCAGCTTTTATTGACAAGATAGATGGTATATGGGCAGCGGCATCACAAACGTTATCAACTGGTGGACAATGTATTGCATTATCAACACCTAATGGTGTTGGTAATTGGTTCCATAGAACTTGGATGGATTCTGAAGATGGTCTAAATGAATTTAATTTTATTAAACTTCATTGGACAGTTCACCCAGATAGGGGACAAGAGTGGAGAGATGAACAAGATAGTTTATTAGGGCCTTCATTAGCCGCTCAAGAGTGTGATTGTGACTTTATCACATCTGGTCAAACAGTCGTAGATGGTGTAATACTTGAAGAATTTAGAAATAAAACTGTTTGTGAACCAGTAGAAAAAAGAGGTATTGATAGTAATGTTTGGGTATGGGAACCACCAAACTACACAAAAGATTATATAGTATGTGCTGACGTTAGTAGAGGAGACTCTACAGACTATTCTGCTTTTCATGTTTTAGAAGTTGAAAGTCTTGAACAAGTAGCAGAATATAAAGGTAGAATGTCTACAAGAGATTATGGTAATCTGTTAGTTAATATAGCTATGGAATACAATCAAGCATTACTTGTTGTGGAAAATAACAACATTGGTTGGGCAGCAATTCAACAAGTAATTGATAGGGGATATGAAAACCTTTTTTACATGAGTAAAGATTTACAAGTTGTTGACGTACATAGACAAGTTAACAACAAAATAAATAGAGTTGAAAAACAACTAGTCCCTGGATTTACACTAACACAAAAAACAAGACCACTTGTTATTGCTAAGTTAGAGGAGTTTTTCAGAGAAAGATTAGTAACTGTTAAATCACAGAGATTAATTGATGAGTTGTTTGTATTTATATATAACGGAAGTAGAGCGGAAGCCATGACTGGATACAATGACGATTTAGTTATGTCTTATGCGATGGGATTATGGATTAGAGAAACAGCTCTTAGATTAAGAAATGAGGGTATTGAATTACAAAAGAAAACCCTAAACAATATTACATCAAATCAAGGTGTTTATACACCTAATGATAACCAAAATGATTCTTGGACTTGGGAAGTAAATCAGAAAAAAGAATCTTTAGATTGGTTAATTAAATAAGTGAGGTAAAAAATGGCCGATACAAGTTTATTCAGTAGACTAAAACGATTATTCAGTACAAATGTAATTGTACGTAATGTGGGTGGTCGTCAACTACGAGTTTCAGATACAAGTAGGACTCAATCAATAGCAAAAACAAATCTTGTTGATAGATATCAGAAGATTTATATGGGTGCTGGTTTGAGTGGGTATTCTGATGCTATGTTAACAAAATCAATGAGGTTAAATTTGTTTAAAGATTATGAACAAATGGATAGTGATGCTATTGTCGCTTCAGCTCTTGACATTTATGCAGATGAATCAACCATGAAGTCGGAGTATGGTGATGTCTTAACTATTAAAACAGATGATGAAAATATCAAACAAATATTACACAATTTATATTATGATATTGTAAATATTGAATTCAATCTCTGGCCATGGATTCGTAATATGTGTAAATATGGTGATTTCTTTTTAAAACTTGACATTGATGAAAAATACGGAATTACTAACGTAGTACCACTTTCAGTATAT